GTATAAAGAGATATTAGGTATAGTAATAAAAGTATTTAAAGAATTTGAACCTCCTACAACAACCTTAACTTGTATGGCATTACTTACATTTGTGTAAAACATTGTTACTCTATTGTTTACATTACCATCGCTAATTGTAATTCCTCTATTTGTTAAATCATCAGCCAAAGCACTAATCTCTGCCATCAAAACACCTTCTGAATCGTTAAACGTATTAGCATTTCCAGAGCCATTAGCAGTTTCTGCTGAACGAGTAACTGCACTTCCGTTAGTTGGGATATAGCTTGTTGAATAAGAACCAGCTTCTAATTGTGCTCCGTAAATTATAATCCCTTTAGATGGGTCGCCAACATAAGCAGATATTGTTTCAGAATTATTATCTGATATACTTATTGCAAACTGTTGAGATGCAGTTGAAGTTGCAGTTACTTGCATTTCAATACGATACCAACCATTACCAAAATATGTAATTTTAGAGCCATCATCAGTGCCAATTACTGCAGCAATTATTGTTCCATTAGCTAAATTAAATTTAATAGCTTTACCACTTCCAATATTAGTATATAAATAACAACTATCTCTTCCGTTTGATTTTACAAAGCAAGAAAAAGTATATGTAACACCAGAAGAAACGAGACGATTTTGTAAACAATCGTGGTATAAATTTGTAGTAGTTTCAAACAAACTATCTGCATTTAAACTTCCATCTGGAGATATTGTTGTATTTGAAGATATTGTTGTGTTTAATTTTGACCAAACAGACTCATTAAAAGATTCTGAATAAGTTATTATATTGCTCCTCTGTGGCTCTAATAATAAACTAGGACAACCTACAACTTCCCCATCAATTAAAGGGTATTCAAGTCTAGGTACATTTGCAGCAACAGTTGTTATTAATCCGTTTTTTGCTATTCTTGTGGCGCTACTTGATCGTGAAAAATCAAAATCTCCAACTCCATCAGTAGGAAAAATAGAATAAACTTTTTGTGATTTGTAACCGGTTGGTATAAGTAAAAGACTTGCTTTATCCGCTAACGACATATTTTTGTAATTTAAAAACAAAAATACAAAAATTAAAACACTTTATTAGTTAGTTGTTTTTTCTAACCGCAGAGCCAAAGAAATATCCAAAAATAGATAATACAATTCCTTCACAAATTCCAATCAAATGAATCCAAACTTCTTTGTTAGATTCCGGTATTTGTAAATATACAATAGCATAAATAATAAAAGCAAAAGCGCCTAAGCCAATAACACCGGTTAAATTAAACATAAAGTCAAAGCCTCCTGATTTAGCCTTTTCAACCTCTCGTTTTCTAGCTGAATCTCTGTCCGCAACTTCTAGTTTGTAAAACTCTATTAATTCGTCTTTTAATTCTTTTTTTTGTTCAGGAGAAATGCTAGGCTCGTTATCAATTAAATTTTTAACAACTCCTAAAACTCCTTTTTCCGGAAGTATATCGCCAACAAAACCAGGTATTTTTTTTAAGATAAATTGACCAACTTTTGTGTCTTTAAATTTTTTCTTTGCCATTACTCAATGTATTTATATTCATCAAACGCATTAAAACTCGGACAAGCCTTTTCGCTAAAATCTCTGTGGCCGTAAATAACCGCTTTAGAGTGTAATTTTTTTAGTGTTTTTAGCAAGATTAAAAGACTTTCTTTTTGTTGTGGCGTTCTTGTATCTTTAGGATCTAAACATTCGTCTAAACCTCCAATATAGCAAACGCCTATCGACATTTTATTTTGCCCTCTTGAATGTGCGCCAATTTTATCAATGTTTCTACCATAGGAAATTGAGCCGTCTAAATGGACAATATAATGATAACCAATATCAGAAAAGCCTCTTTCTAAATGCCAGCTCTTTATTTCCTCAGCGCTTGTTTTTCTACCTTCCGGCGTAGCGCTACAATGAATGATAATTTTGTTTATTTGTCGCATTGTTTTGTTTTAAAAATGTGATATAACTGTAATTAAAAAATTCTCTACTGTTGCCGTTGCTCCTGATTTATCAACTTTAACTTGAATTTTGCAACCACTTGTTAAAATATCTGTATGCGTAAATAATTGAGTAGTTCTTGAATACCTTACTAAATCATTATTACTTGCAATATTATCGTGCATAAATTCAACACTTTTACCGGTATCAGGAAAATATAAACGTGCGTCAAGTCTTGTATTAGATGCTCCGGCGGTTATATCGAAATCGTTTCTAACAATTATAACTCTACCCGCTCCAAGTTCAGAAAAATCTAACGAGTTAGACGCCGAATCCCATAATTCGCCACTTACAAAACTAGGCTTGTATGTTGTTACTGTTCCGTTTCCGGCCTTGTCATTTGTTAAATCTGTCCAAACATTTGCAGTCAAATTTATTGGCGTTGTAGTTGTTGCTGAGTCTTCATAATCAACCCAACCACCTTGCGAATCATACAAAGCATTTACTGATTCTTTTACTTCGTTCATATCAGCAGCAGTCACTTTGTTTATTGCCGGTAAATCTGAGGTTACATTGTCAAATTTTGCTGAATAGGTTATTTTAGCCATTTTTTTATTATTTTATTGGTTGTATAATACGTCTGTTGCACATTCAATGGATTCATATTGTCCACCGTCTGCTACAATTCTATCTGTATATTGGTTTCTGTATTCTAGTTGCAACTCGCTTTGTAAGGGATCAGTATATGAAACAATTACCGGAACAGTTTGCTGAATTTTATTTGACAATTCAATTATTCCTCTAAAATAAGTTGAATCTGATAAATCATCCTCTAAATAAGTTACGCCGTTGTTTTGACTTGTATAAACATTAAATCCGTTTGGCGCTAAATCAATATAGTTTGCAGACCTAGTTCTGAGTTTTTGTAAGCATTGCGACACCATTAAATTTGTATCTAATTGTCCGCCGTCATCTGAATAAAATTTTGAAATACATTCTATTCGTGTTATTGTTTCGGTGTTAAAAGATTGTTGGTTTTGGTCTGTTTCGTCTGTTGAAACTGAATAAACTCTAATTAATGGATAGGTTGCATCCGTCGGAATACGATTGTAAACCGGTACGGCGACATTGTTAATTAAAACATTGCCGTTTAATTTTGCAATAATTGATTTCCTTACATAGTGAATCGCCTCTAACATATTATTTTATTGCTTTTTTAATTTCGCCATCTAAACGAGTTAATAATTTTTTTAGACCTATTCTAGCAGAGCCAAAGAAAAATGGCTGAGGTTTCATATAACCTGGCTTTGAGCCTTTAAATTGTGCCGCATAACTCTTTGGTATTCCAAGTTCTAGCATATCGTCAAAAGTTACAAAAGCACCCGTTCCAAATTCTACATAAGGCGAATATTTTGCTCCGGCTATAACTTCAACGGTTTTGCCTTGTTTTTGATACCTTATTGATTGCCTTAATGTACCATAATCAGACGGCGCAGCCTTTTTTGAAATTCTTGAAATATCAGCACCAGTCTTTCCAAGTTCATTTGAAAGCGTTGTTTTATCAAATGTTCTTAAATTGTCTAACTTTTTTTTAAGTTGGGCCAAATCTGACTGATTTATTTTTATATCCATTCTATTCAGATTTTGTTGCTAATAATTTAGTATAAAAATCTAAATCAAACTCATACTTTTCATTTATACGATAATTCTTTGTACCGCCCTCTAATGTAAATATATCTCCTAACTGAATTAAATCTGCGGTATTTTTACGCATCATTATTTCAATCTGAATGTCTTGCGTTCTTTTACCTAGTTTGTCGCTTATATCTCCGCTAATCTGCTTTAAATTGCACCATACAGTTGCAACCTCTGACAAAGTAGAAGTAAACCCGCCAAATTCATCAGGCGACTTAATTAATCGCTTTATTGTTATTTTAGAATCTAGTTTTCCGGCATCCATTAAATAAACATAGTTTTATAAGACGTTAAAATATTTCTTGTTGATGTTGGTATTTCTGCGACATCGTTTTGCCCAGTTGTAAAATCCGCCCTATTATCGTAATACGTCGATATAAGTTGCAACATCGCTTGTTTTACTAAAGCATCGTTTATTCCTACTGTTACATAAGTTATTTTAACTCTCTCGGCAGATCCGCCATCTAGTTCAATCGTTTCATTATCCAAACCAAGTATTTCATAATCAGTTGTAGTCGTTCCGTCAATAGTTATTTCCGAAATACTAGCAATTGGGCCAAAAGGTAAATCAAACAAACCATTGGTTGTGTCCAGGTAGTAAGTTCTATTTTTTGGAACAATATCTCTTGAAATATAATTTTCGCACCATATACGAGCCTGAGAAATCATTGCAGTAATTAAATTATCATCTGCGCTTGTATCAATACGTGCGTAGTCTTTAACATTTTGGGCCGTTAATATTTCATTCCCGGTTGTTGCGTTGATTTTAATTTGTCTCATCTGATTTGATTTCTTTATATTCAACCTTTAGTTCTTTAGTCTCAAAGGTTTGCTTCTCTTTCTTTTTAGATATTTTAGATCCTAAACCTTTTTTAATCCAGTTCTCAGCAGTATTTGCGTCTAAATCTATAACATCGCCTTCATTATAACGCTTGTCTCCTTTTAAAATGGATTGTTTGATTTTTAGTTTCATATTATGAATATTTTTGTAAAGATAAAAAAAAAGCGCCACATTAGTTTGCGACGCCTTTTCGTTGGAAAACAAAATTGAAAACATTTAAAGTTCTGCAAAGTTATTAAAAAATTTTAAATATTTAGGCGATGTTAATTCAAATGATTTTCGTTTGCCGTCATTTTTTAAAATAAAGAATCCGTCCTTATCTCTGTAATAAATAGCAAAAAAATCTACGTCTTTTTTACTGTATGATTTTTTCTTTGTATCTCTTAAAAAAACTCTTGTTCTATTTTTGTGATTATTAACTGACTTTATTTGTACTTTAAACAACCCTTTAGGCGTTTCAATAATGCAATCATATCTTGAAGTATGTAATAAAGGAAAAGAAACATAAAAGCCTTGTTCCATTGCGGTAGTTGCAAACTTATATTCAGCTAAACATCCAATTTGACTGCTATCCATATCTGTAAAGATAGCAAAATAAAAAAAACCCAACATTAAAACGTTGGGCAACAGTCGATATAAAGCATTAAAACGCTTCATATCTTAGTGTTGTAAAACATTAAAACGATTTCACAACAATGTATAACAGTAATAACTACCTATTGCTTATTTTCCAAAATTTTTCTGTTTGATACCTATCATCTAAAATAGACCCATCTTCAAAGCAAAGTAGTTTATTTATTTCAATTATTTTTTCATAATTAGGGTTATTAAAAGAGTTGTATATTACATCTCCAGCTTTTATTATTTTTTTATTAACGTCTTTAAATTCGTTCATTTTTTATAATTTTAGTTATTAATTTCCGTTACTACTGTTATACAACTACGTTATGGTGCAATTAAAAAAGCACATAACACAGAATATAAATAATAAAAATTATACTAAAAGTGCTTTTCGTTTGCATATATCCAAGTAAAACAAATAGGTATAATTATCAATGGTGTTGCCTTTGGTTCTATCCATATTAATAGCGTCATTATCAATACAAGCAAGGCAAACAATAAGCCTTTGTTCATTTTTTTTATCATCGTATAATTTTTAAAATTCATATTCTATTACGTTAGCAGACATTAAAACGATTTGCTAACATCGTATATAAACAAAAAATAAAACTACTTTTCGTGTATAATTATCATTCCATCTACTAAATCAAACTTGTTGCCAAAAGGCAGTCTAATAATAGTTCTATCACTTTTTGCTATTATGTGCAATTCTGTATTTAATTTAGCATCTAACAGTATTTCGTTTTTACTTTCTTTGTGTGCTAATTCGTGTAAATCGTACTTTCTTACTAATGTTGGCATCTTGTTTATTTTTTTTAGTTATTAATCCGTTTTATTTTCAATTTATATACGTGTTCGTTGTAAGTAATTGTGCTAATCATACCCTAAACCTAAATCTTGTGCTTGGTCTGTTAATTTTTGTAGATGATTTTCTTTGTTGCATTTATCACACAACTCCTCACAACAATGTGTATAATTAATAGCTTTTTTAAAGTCATCTATCATACTTTGTACAGTAGCTTCACGCATTACTCTACCAGTTATATCTTTTACTGCAAACATCATTGCATCTCTAATTAAGTTTCTTTCTTGTTCTGTCATTTCTATTATCTTTAGTTATTTAACACGCTACTAATCATACACTTTCACGTTACCTATTAGATGCGTTCAAACAACTAAAACAACAATAATGTTTTCCAAGTTGGACATCGACTCCGCACTCCATACATTCGCTCTTTTCCTCTAAAGAATCTAAATGCTCGTTTAATTCGTGATCAACTATACACATAACTTATTTTTTTCTAGGTAATTAATTTCTCTCTCCAGGCAAACAATCGCCTTTTCTAAATCCTCAATCTCTGTGTCTTGTTTTTTTACTCCCGCCCTTACAATGTATTTAACGGCGTTTCCTCTAGCAAAGGACAAATTGTAATCGTTTGCAATATCTATAACGTCATAGTTGGCGCCATTGTCGTAGTGTTTTGGTGTCTTGCTCATTATACGTTAAAAATTAATCCGGTTAATAATCTGACGATGAAATAGCTAGGCGCTAAAATCAATACTAATGTTTGTAGTTTTTTCATTTTGTTTTTGTTTAAATTGTTATTTTTTTAACCTAATCATTTCATTCAAAAAAGGACACTTCTTTCTCAATGCTTCTGCATTATTCCAATTTTCTAAAGCATCTGCTTTAAATATTACTATTAATCTAGCTAAAGCTCCTCTATTTTCCTCATCTAAATTAAAAGTATTTTTACCTTTACAATCTAAATAATCTTCTTTAGCACTTCTTGCAGCTTTCATTAGCTTCTCATACTTTCTAAAAATACTCATTCTTCTTGAATTTTCTTTATCTTGCTTTGTGTAATTTGGAAGTTGTAATTTAGGTTTCATAATATTTGTTTTGTTTGGCTAAATTAAAAAAAATTATTTAATTAAAAAAATATTTTTAGTTTTTAACGCAAAAAAAAGACCTAGAAATTAATCTAGGCCCTTTAAAATATATTATTTTAGTTATTATGGAGTCTCTAAAGCTGCGATTGCAGTAGCAAAAGATCCATTAACAAACGCATTTGGTAAGTAGTTAGTTAAAGCAACTCTTTCGCTTACTCTAACAGTTACAAAACCATCTCTTACGTTAGTTCCATCCTCTCTAAAGAACTCAACATTAACACCTTGTCTAACCCATAACTGAGTACCAACACCAAAGTTTCCAATTAAGAAAGTTCCGGCAGCGATAGCAGTATTTTGAATTACTTTAACACCTGAAAAAGAAGGTTGTAATCCGTTATAAACTTGGTCTTTCAAGTATTTGTTAGTTGAATCTTTTAACAATAAGATTTTGTTAAAGTCAGTAGGATTTAACATAATACAGTCAGCGCTATAATTCAATAATGATAATTGATTTAATGCAGCAACGATAACGTCAAACTCATTTGCAGACTCAACAGACTGATAAAATGCACCACTCGCAGAAGTATCAAAGTCAGCCGCATCAGTAATGATTCCGCTTAAATTAGCACCGCTTCCACTTCCGTTTAATATTTGGGCATCTTCAACCTCTAAAAGTTTCTCAGGCGCTCTTGCAGAAAGGTACGACGTTAATTGTGGCGTATCAGCTAACATTTCCTCAGAAATACGGAAGTAAGTTCCGATTTTTCTTACGTTAGCATCAGCCGCAGTCATATCAAAGTCAGACTGTCCTAAAGTTGCACCTTCAGCAGTTGCAGCAGCGCCATTAGAATATCCTGATTCTTTTACATATCTTACAACATCAGATTGAGTTGATCCGGTAGCAAGTAATTGTCTTACGTGGACTGGTCTTGTAGGATCAAATTTATAACCTGGTACTCTGTCCGCCGGAATTACCTCTCCAGTAAAATCAGCGCCAATAGTCATATCTGCTTTTAATTCAAATGATGCGCTTCTAGAATTACCTTTTGCAATTCCTTCTACCGCTCCATTATCCAACGCCTCTTGTAAAGCACTTTTAAAAGTTACTTTCTTTTGGCTATTGAATTGTTTTTTGTTTGCTACTTCCATAGCGTCTAAACGCTCGTTTAATTTAGTAGCCATTCCGCTAACTTCTGATTTTACAATCTCGTTAGCTTTTTCTACGACATTGTTTACAACGTCTGAATTAGATTTTTCAATCTTTGCGTCAATAGACTTGCTTATTCCGTCTAATTGACCTTTTAGTTCTTCGTTCATTTTTTATGAATTTAATGAATTTAATAAATAATTATACACTTCGGAATCATTGCTTTTTACTTCAACATTCGGCGAAGTGATAATTTCTGTCGGCTTCGTGAACTCAATAAATAATGATTTTAATTTTAATACTTCTGCCTCAATAGCGTAACCCATTTCGTCTGAAATGTCGCCTTTGCGCAATAGTTTAGAAAGGCTATCGTATCGCTTAGAAACTTTTTCTAAATCGACGTTTCCTTTTACATCTAATATTTTAGCTTGGTCATTAGCTGCCAATGTAACGGCGCTAATTTCATATAGTTTAACCTCGTTGATTTCCCTATAATCTCCCTTGTTTTGCTTTTGGATTGGTAATATACCGACACTATTTTCGGTTATTACTCCGCTTTTCATTAGTTCAACAACATCTTTTCCTAGTTGCGTTTTAGCAATCTCTGCAACAAAAACTAAACCTTTGTCATCCTCATAAAGTTCGGTCATTTTACCGATTGGCTGATTCATATCGTGTTGATATAAATATTTAACCCTAGAGCCATTCTCGGCGATTGTCTTTTTGTAAGCGCCTTTCATAATTATATCAGAATCAGAATCTTTGTTTCCAAAAAATGATCCGTAACCTTTTATGATTCCGGCTTTTTCGTCCGCATCAATTAACTCTCCAACTGGAGCCGCTTTATAAAGAATTGTGTTCATATAGAAAAATTTTTGTAAATATACGATTTTTAAATTTTTTGATTTGTACCAAATGAAACGCCAAAACCAATGTCAGTAATTTCTCCGGTCGCTTGTGCGGTTTCTTTAGGAAAATAGGCGATTGAACAACGACAATTAATTACTTCTTTAGCCGATCCTCTAGGATCGCCAGGGTACATCATTAAGCTATCGCCAACAGTAAAAAAATCAGTTTGATTTACAACAACACCATTTACGGCCCTATGTGTTGGCCTTGTTCTTTCGTCTGTCGCAGAAATCCATTCTTTTTGTAAATCTTCCGCCGGAAATATTGTGTTTGCAGATTTTAAAGTTGCAAAGTTTGCAGCACTTGTCGCCTCTGTTCTAACTAATCGCTCCGCTTGAAACGCCGAATACTTATTGAATTGGCTTCTTAAAATCCTAGTCTTTTCGGCAATACCTAAATTTTGAAAGTCTAAATCAGTCATTAAATTTTGCGTAACTTTTACAAGTGTTGCCTTTGCCGTTCCACTTACTAAAGTAACCCTTTCAGCACCTACGGCAGAGCCATAAGACGCAAAAGAATTTTGCCATTCATCAACGTATTGATTCGGATTAACTCCCTTTTTTATGTATTTATCAAAATTTCTTGCATACCATTTAGCAAATTGTAAACCAATATCAGAATATAAATCACGATAAATTTTAAGTAATTCGCTTGTACTAAATAAAAGTTGAAAAGATGTTTGGCCACTAGACAAAAAAGATTCTGTTCCTTTATAGTATTGGTTTTTATAGTATCGCCTTACTTTAGAGGATTGCCTTTTTTCGGCCTTGTCTAATTCCTTTTCAAAAGCCTTTTGCCATTTATCTTTGTCTAACCTCAATTAGTCGTCTTTTAATTTGTTTACTTCTCTAATTGCCCAATCAACCCCGGCAGTTCCACCCCATAAGTTCCAGGCAACGTAGCCGTTGTCCTTCCAAGGCTCTCCCTTATATTTAGGATCTATCTTTGCGTTATCTCTGTGGCGATTAAATTGCGCCATTCTTTTAACAACATCCAATGAAATGTTTTCTCTGTTTGCAAGTTGCGATGCTCTACGCCAACCAACCTCAGTTCCGGCAGTAACAACATCACGACCATATTTTTCTCGCCATTCAATCATCCTTTTGGCGTTGTTAGTTGCAGATTGAGGATAATTATTATACGTTTCGGCCTTAATTATTTCGTTTTTTTTTTGACTTAAAAACTTGTTTACGTCTACATCTATTGACTCAATAGGTAAATCAATATCGCTTGGATTTGTTGGAATTAAATTAGCCGGAATAAAATAATCGTCTAATTGAGTATTATCCTCATCTTTTCCGTAATTCATTGCAGAACGCTTTTCATTTGGCGTAATCCACCACGCTTTAGATAGTTGATCAACCACCTTTTCAGTTTCCTCTTGCATTTCAGGAATTACAGAAAAATCAAACTCAATACAAAGTTTGTCGCCATATTTAGGCGCTAACCATCTATTTAATTCGTCTTTAATTTTAATAAGTTCCGGGATAACTGCGTTTTGATACAATGCCTTTTTAAACTCTTTCATATTGTTATATGAAGATGAATCAGTATTGTTTAGTAATTGCACCGGTACATTGTAAATATTACATAAATCTTTTACTGAGGCGTTGTATTGTGCTATCAAAGAAATATCAGACGCATTTAGTCCAAAATTAACCCAAGACATTTTATTTGGAGTTATTATAATATCTCCGGCATTGTCCGATCCTTGGTGCTGACGTTTAAATTTATCTTTTAATTGTTGCGCTTGTACCTCGTTAATATCGCCCATCTCAGAAGTTAATAAACCTCTTGCAGTTTGGTTTTGTAAATATTTTACTCCCGTTTGTACCGCTTCGTTATTGGTTGTTAAAGAACGCAAACCCGCTCTCAATGGCGATTGTCCGTACAAATGTGATCCAGTACCATCATAGTAAGGATTGAAGTCTTTAATGTGGCAGATTTCAGATGCGTCAATAAATTTTGTTCCGTTATATTCTAATTTATATTTAGATACTGGCTCCATTATACCATTTGATATAATCTCCATCACTTGCGAAGGCATAACATACAACTCAGTAAATTTGCCAACATTTGCTCCAGTATCAGGGCCAATTCCGTAAATGTATCTATTCCCGGTTAATTTACCAAAAGCAATCAATTCAGTTATCCAGGCGTTGTAAGATTGTGCCGGATTTGGGCGCTCTAATATTTTATGTAATTCAGTATCTTGTAACTCAACCAATGCGTTTTTTTGCAATAAAGACGCCTTTTGTATAGACGCTGCATCCATCATTCCCGAAGTTAAAGCCTTATATCTTTTATAATCGTTTTCATTTGTCTTTTCATAAATTTGAAACGGAATTGTTGTTGCCGCCTTTGTAATTAAATTTATCAAAGAGTATATTGTTGCGTTTTTTTGATACCCTTGCGTAATATAAGAATCATCATTTTCTTTATTCCAATGAACAGAATTACCTAGCCAGTTATAAATGGCTCTGTTATATTGTTCGTTTGTGTTTTGATTTTTTTTTGAAAATTTAAATCTGTCAAGGAAAGATGCCATATTTTAAAGTAATATAAAATTTTCGTAAAAATACAAAATTTAAAATTGTTTTTAAACTACAAAAAAGTTGTTAATTAAATTCCTTTCAATAGCGTATGATGTTACGTCAATATGCTCATCGTGTTTAGCGTTTGGAAACGTGCTAACTTGTTGTAAAAACGCATCATTCCAATTATCTTTAACTAGAAAAACTCTACCGCCTTCAATAAATGGCGAGGATGCTCTCGCACGTTCGATTTTAGAGTACCTGACAAAGTTTGTTTTTATTTCTGATACATTGTATCTAGTTTCACGCCTTAGTAGCTGCACAAGCGATTTTCCGGATGCTTTAGGCTCGACTAATATTTGCGATATTGGAACGCCACAAGATTGCACAAAAGAAGTAACAAAGTTTTTTAGTTCAGGCATTTCCAAGTACTTGTCAATGCTTTTAAATATGTAAAGATTGTCGCCACTTTTACCGCTTATTTGTATTCCCGTCGGATCGTTTCTTGTGTCTTTGGTATAAGCGCCATCAATGTACATTTCAAAAGATATATCGCTCGGTAACTCGGCTCTGTGTATAATATTAAACCAATCTTTTCGCCACTCTCCACCTTCAGGAGGCGACGGGATTTGTAAATACTGACCACTAAAAGTATATCTATCGGCTTGGCGTATTGCTTCAAGTTCCTCAAAAGAATGTTTTTCGGGCCATAACGCTTTGTTATCGTCATCTAATGCTGATAACTTTAAATGATGCCATTGCTCTCCACTACCGCCATCTAATAAATAACCGCTCAAATCTTCCTCGTGTAGTCTTTGCATAATAACAATAATAGGAACGTCTCTATCATTAACCCTTGACCGAATAGTTGTATTGTATCGATTGTTTATAAACGACCGCCTAACATCAGACAAAGCGTCATCAGGTTTCAATGGATCATCAATTATAATTGCTCCACCAGTACCCGCACCAAAACCCGTAATTGCACCCCCTGAAGATGTTGCATAAACTCCACCGCCTTGCGTTGTGTACCATTTTTTTTGTGATTGTGAATCCTTTTTAAGTTGTAAATTCCAAATACTTTGGTAAGCGTCTGAATTAATATATTCTTTTGTCATTGAGCTATTATCAAGCGCCAACGAATCAGAATAAGATAAATGAATAAACTTTGCCATTGGATTTTTAGCAAGTGTCCAGGCAATAAACATTTTAACGGCTATTTCAGTTTTACCATACCTTGGAGGTATATTAATTATAAGGCGCTTTATTTCGCCGTTATGTACTTTATGTAATGTGTTGGCTAATGTTTTATGAAACTCTGCTACTTCGAATTTATTTCCGGTATTCTCTTTGAAAATATAACGAGTAAAAAACAAAAGCGAATCCTCACATTTTTGTTTAATTATTTCGTTAATATTCATCGTTTAGAATGTCGTCAATTTTTTTTCTTGCTTCGTTTGATAATTTGCTCGTGCTAACCTCTGCGGTCATCTCTACCTCTTTACGTTCTACATAACCACGTTTTTTGCCTTTGGTTTTTAAATAGAATATTGTTGCAGTTGTGTTTCCGTCTTGTATTTGCTTATGCAGTTGCGTTTCAGCAAAGTCTAAAGTTAAGTTTTGCAATTCATCAACAGACGCTTTAAAATCCTGGTCATTGTTGTAATACTTATAAAAGGTTGATCTATTACATTTAACTATTTTACAAGCACTTGTGACTACTCCAAGTGATTTTTCTAATGCGTCTAAAAGATTATTTTTTAATATGTCGGTTTTTGTTGCCATAACGCAAAGTTAAAAAAATATAAATACATAAGAATTTAATTAAAAATTAAAAAACTAAACCCCACATTAAAACGTGATGCAACAGTTAATAAAACACATTAAAACGTGTTTTTATCTTAGTGTTGGGTTTAATGCTAAACTGTAATTTTCAAATAATCAAGTATATCCTCTTTTGTTGGCTCTGTAATTTTGTCTGGATTTGTAAAAGGCTCTAATATGTAGTAAAAATTAAAATCATCGTACATTTCTAAATCCCAAGAAGCAATAGGTTTTTTTTGATTTTTGTCTAAATACAAATAACATCTATCTTTACCTTTAACTAAAACTGCTTCAAATTCATTACCTGTTTCTTTTACTTTGTATTTGTATGTTTTTTTTGTCTCCATTTTATTTAATTTTGTCTGTTAATAACCCGTACTAAACCCAACAACGTATAAAGTGCATTAAAACGCACCTTATCCAAAGGTTCTACGCAAAAGTAAAAGATTTTTTTTAATTACAAAAGAAAAAACAAAAAAAATTTTAAAAAAAACCTCCCATTTCTGAGAGGTACAAACTTAAATTTTATGAAAAAGGATTTTTTACTTGGCAGTTTAAATCCTCTGCTAAATTATAATTTTTCTTTTAATTGTGCAAATTTATTTTCCACACAATTCGCAAACTTCTTTGTCTGTATCGTTTTTGTCGTCTTGGTCGTCATCAATAGGAACATCATAAACGGGTAAATCAACCCCCCATTCAACCAACTTTTGAACATCCCATTCATTTGCTAGTATATCCCAATCCCACTCTCCAAAGCCAACATTGTCTTTAACAATGAACTCTTGCTTTTGTTGCTCTGTCCAACCTTGTGCAATATCAATCCAAACCTCAAACAACCCGGCAGACTTACAAGCCTTTAAACGCATATTTCCGCCAAGAACAACCATATTCTCATCAACTACTATTGGCCGTTTCTCTAACATCTCAGGAAACGCCTTAATTGACTTGACTAATTTTTTAAATTTAGAATCTTTTATGAATCTTGGATTGTCCGGATTTTCTTTTACAGATGCAATGTTTACTTTTTTTTTCAAATTACTTATTTTTTAAAGTAATACCAACCGCTTGTTTTTTCTTTTTCTAAAATACCTTTCTTTTTGTAATGATCTAAAGCCTGGTTTTCCCATAGTTGCCAATCAATTATTTTTTCAACTAATTCATTCATTGTTTTAGCATTTAAAACTAACTTTTGGTCATCTCCTCTTGTAGCTTCTAATCTAATGTTCTCCATATCTTATTTGTTTTTAATTCATTAAATAATACACTCCTGATTGAATAAATTTACAAATAATAAATATTGAAACAATAACAATCCAACATAAAACTCCAACAAGACTAGACATTATCCTTTCTATAATGTGTTCATCAAAAGTACCTATTATCAAATTTCCCATAAAATAAGCACCTCCTAAAAAGATTAATATGCCTATTATCGTTATTACTGTTTCCATATCTATTTTGTTTTATTTGTTATTTATCTTGTGTAAACCAAACAAAAGAAATTCCAACTACCGCAATAAAGAATTGCAAACAATGTTCTGTTTCTCCGGTTAAATCTGTTTCGCCAAAATCGTCATCCATATTAGAGTTCCAATAATTAGCGCCAAAGCAAATGCCGAATAAAGCAAAAATAGTTGTGTTGAAGTTTATGTTCATACTTGCCAGTATTTTTTGTAAATATACAAATATAATTCAATAACTTTTTTTTGTGCTTCCTCTTGTGTGTATATTTTTGGCGATATTTTTTTGTCGCCATTTTCGTTAATTTCAACTTTTAAACCTTTTTTTGTAGGTAGAACGCCAACTGTAACATTGTTTTTTATACACCATTGCATTGCTTTTCTGTGTTGATCAGTTTGCGGAATGTTTATTTTTTTCTTTTTAGGCATTAAAAAAGAGTTGTTTGTTTAACGTTTTGTTTTGTAATAATTCCTAATGCAGTTTCTAAAATAGTTTTGCCAGCTTCATAATCTACCAGGTTTCTTGCTATTTTTTTTAATGGTTGATCACCTTTGTATTTATTAAAATCATATTCGTGAAATTTACATAAACCATTAAACTCATTTTTTGCTGAACTTATTTTAAAACGCCTATCGTTTAAATTATTAGGTAAATTAAAATTTGTCCAATATAAATGCCTACCTTTTTTTTGCGCAATAATAAGTGGTTCGTAGTATGGAATTACATTTTCAACAACAAATTTACCTTTAAAATAATGTTTTAAAAATAAAATTTCCTCATATAATTTCATATCTGGAAAAATCGGTTTTGTTTTTGTATCATAATTAGATGAATTCCAATATCTTGCGCGGCTATGCGTTGGACAAGGTGGGGAACTCCAGATAAAATCAAACTCTTTGTAATGGTCTAATAAGTATTGGTGTGCATCTGCTACTATTACTTTATCATTTGGGAAACGTTCTTGGTATAGGTTTGCAAGTTCTTTATCCCATTCCACAGCAGTAACTTCAACCTCTGTTACCTCATCCCATTTGTAACGATTTCCGCCTAAACAAGCGTATAAATTTAAAATTTTAATTTTTTTCATTTGTTTTATTTTTAAAATGGTACATTATCATCGGTTACAACCTCAAACCTTTTTGTATTTAAATCAACATCCCTATAAACACCGCCGTTTTTAAAATCAGGAGCAATATCAAAATCGCCTAGTTGGCCGTTTTCTTTTCGTTTAACTTTTTCAACATACATTTTTACAATATCAGAATCAAATTTAGTACGTTGTCCAATGCATCTGTAAACTATCAATCCGTTGTACGCTTTATTAAAAAAATCAGCCGAGCCGCTTATATCATACAGAGTTGGCTTTTTATAGTTTCCGTTTTCGCTTTCTATTTTTCTAGGGTGCGCTACTAAAAACAAATGTGTATTAGTTTGCTGACAAAATTGCGTAATTTCTGATAATACTTTTCCAATATAAGAATGGTCTCTTTGCGCTGAATGGTCGAGCATATTCCAGGGATCTATAACACAAACATTAATTCCTTTTTGAAATACTAACTCTTTAAAATGGTTTAATATTGCTTTTAAAGTTAAATTTTCTAAATCTATTTTTACCCAAAAAAAATGGTCTTCAATAAAATCTTTTGTGTTGTTTAATTGGTTGCTATCGCAATTAGTTTCATTTAATTTATTTGCAATTCTTTTTATGTGGCCCTCGTATGGAAATGACTCAGGAGCAAAGATTGCGCATCTCATATCGTAGGTAGTTGCAAGGTTGCAAAATATTTGATCCATAACATCAGATTTACCTGAATTTGGTATTCCGGTAACAACTGACCACTCTCCCAAAGACATTTTAAAATATGTATCTGAGTTTGGCAAACCTATTGAATAGTTTTTAACTCCAGCCTCATTGTAATTTAAAACCGATTGCCAAATATCATCAACATTTAAAACGCCCTCCAAAGGAAAGTTCTTAGCGCCTTTGATAACATTCCTTAGTGTTTCTGCTCCCTTAGATATTAAAATCTCGTTAGCGTCGTTATAATCGCCAAAATCAACGTATTTGCAACGATATGCTCCAAACCTTCTAGCGAGTTCTTTTCTTAGTTCAATTCCCGGATTGTCATTATCTGTGCAAAGTATTATTTCTTTTTTATCTTTAAAGTACTGCCAACAGTTGTCTAAATATTCAAGCCTTTGGCTTCCTTTAGAAGCACCATTTGGAACAGAACAAACGGAATAAATACCGGCCTCGTGTAAAGTCAAAGCATCCATTTCTCCCTCAACAATATAAATTTTGTCCATTTCTTTAATATTGTCAACGCCATAAAATATAAGTTCCGCACCTGAAACCATTTTAAAATTCTTTTGCGAATCTCTATATTTTACGTTTACAAGTTCATTTTCTCGGTAGTAGTTAAAGTTTACGGCCCTACGCTTTGCGTTTACTTGCGGAAAATACTCCATTGATTGCCCTACTTTCCAATGTTTTAAAGTTGGCTCTGTAATGCCTCTACCTTTAAACCATTCAATAACTGGCTCCGAAATATTTAATTTGATTTTTTGAGGAACAATATATTCTTGCTTTTTCTCAAATTTTGTAGTTCCTCCCCAACCGCAGTTGTGGCAATTCCATAGGCCTTTGTCTAAATCTACTGACAAACATTTATCACGTTTGTTTTTTCTTGTATGGCTACACTTTGGGCATTGTGTTTTAATTTTGCCGGTCGTTTTGTTGCCGACATCAATATTGAAGTCTTGAAATGTTTTCATTAAGTTTTGTTTGTTTTTTTTTAAAGGGCGCATGCGCCCTTTTTGTTTTAGATTTTTGTTATATTTTTTTGAAAAATTTTAGCCTTTGTTTCATCATTAAAATAAAACTTTTGTAATTCTCCATTTTTAATAACATCTAATCTAAAAGATGTTTTTTCATTGTTAGTTCTTAATCTTGTTTTCATAAAAAATATTATTTGTTTTCGCTAAATTAAAAAAATTATTTTAATTTATCTAATTTTGATATTTGTTTTTTTAAATCGTCAATCTTTTGTTGTTTTAACTCTGATAAAAATTTAAGTCTTAAAATATCTAATTTACCAGGTAAAAACCAATCATCCGGATATGTTACCTCTAAATATTTCTCTATTTCTTTTAATGTTTCTTCCATCACTTTAATTGTTTTGATTTATTAATATTTATTGTCGCTACTTCTTTGTTTGTTAAATTGTTGTTTTCAAAGTCTGTTGTTTTTGGCAGAGGTTTTTCAAACCATTTTAATTTTAGATCCTTTAACTCAAATAAAAAAATTCCTTTTGGTGTGCTATTTATGTAAATTGGAACATCGCCAAACTTTTTTGATTCTTTTATTAGATATTGGTATTTAGGTTTTTCAATTATTAGTTTGTCATAATGCGTTGCTCTGCATTTTAATTCGATTCTGTTTTTTGTTTCAATATCGTAACAATCAGATTTTGAAAAATTATCGCTAGTATCAACTAACAAACTATAATAGTTTTTTGATAACCAATCAAACAAATCAGATTCACGCCATTTAGATAGGCTTTTACTTGTTGCCATCTTGAACGTATTTTTTTAGTTCCTGGAACTCGTTTGTTTGCAATGTTTGTTTTATATTAAATTCGTATAACTCTCCGCCTTTTGTTTTTGCTCCTAGTTCTTTTTGTCCAGTTGCCGGGGAGGTATAAATAAAGTATTCAATAATACCTTTTATTTTGTTGTAACCTATTGGTTTAGTTTTAGAGCGGTAATCATCCATAAACCTATCAATGTACTTAATGCCGTTTTTATCTGTGTTTCTTAATTTAAGAATACTTAAAAAGTTTTTGGCCCAAAATTGGTCATCTCTTAAATCTTTTGCCACGTTGTAAACATCACGTAAATTATATTTATCAATTCGCTGAATTTTATCTAAGCACTCCAACCATTTATTTTTTTGTGCTTTTGTTTTCGGTCTATAATTTAAAGGAAAAAGGCTTATGAAATGTGGAAACGCCTTTTCAGTAATCTCAGTAAATATAGGCGCTTTTACATTTCGTACATTATTCTTTTTTATATTATTAATATTATTATATTTATATATAACCTTGCGCTTTTCGTCAATAGGGGTATTGATTTTTTCGTCAATAGGTATTGCGCTTTTCGTCAATAGGGTAGAAATGTAAATTCTTCTCTCTTTTATGTTCTTTGTACCCTTTTCATAAATCATTTTTATTTTTAGAAATTTGTTTCTTTCTAAATTAGAAACCCATCGTGAAACAGTAGATTTTGACACCTCATAAAGTTGTGCAAAATACTCATTTGAGGCGTAACAATACCCTTTTTCATTTGCCAAGGCGGTTAATTCGCCGTACATTAATTTTTCGTTAGCCTTTAAATTTTTAGCGTATCGTACCTCTGCCGGTATAACGGCATAATAGTTTTTCTTGTTTTCCATTTTGAAAAAATATTTTTACAAATTTAGCTGATATTTTAATGAATCGCAAAATTTTCTTAGTTCATTAAAGATTTTTTTAAAATCTTCTATCGGAATTTCGCTATCCTCGTACTTATACCAAAGCAACTCAATTAATAGATCAAACTCAACTCGTGTTGATTTTCCGATATAACTATAATTAGTTATTTTATCTGTTGTTGAACTTTGGGTATAACGCACTTTTTGTTTTTCAGCGTCAAAGTAGATAGTTTTATATTGCATTTTTTTTAATTTTTAAAGTAATTATCAATAGCTTCTTTACAATCTTCAAAGTTATTTAACCAAATAGCCTCCCAATTACATTTTTTTAGCCATTTAAGCCATTCTTTTTGCTTTGGTGTAGGTTTGTTATACTTATATTTTAATTCTATCGCTAAACCGCTTTTTTTTGAGTTTGGCGTAAAAATAAGTAAATCAGGAATACCTGGCTTAGTGCCAAGATATTTTAATTTGTATTGTTCAAAAGGCGACCTTTTACCCTCATTCATTGGATGCGTAAAAATTGCATCAGGATATTGCATCTGAATATAATTAATTACGGCCCTTTGTAGTAAATCCTCGCCCTTTAAATACTTTTGATATGGATTTGCTCTAGCCATTAAATTGCGTTGTCTAAAATTTCTATAATGTGCCTTATCTCAGAGCGTTCTAATTCTGCAAAAAACATTTTTTTGCCTTTATAGATTGTTA